CGTGACATCCTCACCAATCATGGATAAATCGATAGTGCCATCAGCCAATAGTTTGGCTGTCTTGCTTAATTCACGCAGTTCAGAGGCGATATCTTCACCAAATAAAATATCATCTGAAATAATTCGCACTGTGCTTGCACTTACTTCTGGGCTAAAATCTCCTGGCGTCCCTCTCGTATTGACGGCTCGTACTCTGTAGTACCAAACCTCATCAGTGTTCACTTCGTGGGAAAATGATGATACACTACCACGCCATAAAAGATGTTGCGAATCCGGAATAAAACCTTTTACTTGTGAGCCATAAACCTCATAATGGCTAATGTAAACCGCATTATCATAATCCCAATAAAGCTGTATAGTTTTAAAACCACCTATAGCTTCAACATTTACCGGTGTACTCGGCTTAATGTCGGGAAAGCTATCGTTTGTAATTGGCTCTTTCTTAGGTGGTTTGTTGACTTCTTCTTTTAGCTTCGCCACGTCACGATAGAGATCGTCTCCCAAGTTCAAAAATTGTCCCATTTCTACAACCATGGTGCCTTCAATGTCGAGCAAGTCATATTCAATAGCGATAATACGCGCTTGGACTTCTATTGGTCTAGCAAAATATCTGTCTATGGCAATTGCCGTATCTCCAAGACTGACTTTGTCGTCAAATAGGTCTACTGATAAACGGTAATTTACTTCAACCTTGCTGGCGACTTCCTGCAGGTTGTTCCAGGTGACTTCAAGCAATTCTGCCGGGTCTTCAATGTCGTGATTTTTATAGATCCCAAATCGGTGTTTCGTCCCGTTTTCGTATCCAAATTTTGCAAGCAGTTCAGGATCTCCTACCCACTTTTGACCAAGTGGCTTGTCCGCTGGATCGCCATTAGATTTTTTCCACTCTACATCTGCAAAGTCAATGTAGCGAGTGTGCCCTCCGCCTTCTGTTTCAAGACTAGCACCTCTACCGTATAAGGCGGTTTTTGGGTAACTTAGGACGGTACGACTGATTTCTGTTATATTGTGATCAATCTCAAATCGTTGTCCCGTATCGGCGCCAAGTCGCTGTATTAGCCTTATCTTGCAAGCAGTGATTTCATTTGTTTCTATATCAAATTCGATAACGTCTTTGACCTCGCCGCCCCAGGTGTTTATTGTCTCCCAAATTGCTTCAACACTAGTCAGATAATAAAAGTTTGTTGAGGCTAATCCCAATTCAACTTCTACTACTCCAATCCAACGTGTCCCATCAAGCGCGGCATCTAAAGCAACATCTACTCTTGTATTATTAAAACGCCTGTCAACCACAATATGGTCGTTTAACTCTGCCAAAAAGACAGGCTCGCATATTGCCGTGGTTTCCGGCCCATCTATACTATCGCTGTCGTCCAATTCCCGGATAACCATCATACGCCAATCGCCTTCGTGGTCTCTAAACACGACTTTGTTTTCTTCTTTGACGTGTTTTGCATTTTCCGAATCGGCTTCTACAGTAAAAGAAAAAGGCGTGTCTGCTACGCTGTTCACTTCTATGCGATAGTGCGTATCGACAAGCCCTGTGTCTTCACTCAATATAGTTAATAGCTTTTCTTCTGGACTAAAAATATAAAGTTCTGCCAAATTATCACATCCTTTCGCAGTAGGATTTTTGACCTTCCTTGTCGAAATATGACAAAGGAAGGAGGTGAAATTAAATGGTTCAAGAAGAAAATTTAAAATACAAAATTGTTAAAGGTAATACTGATCATTCTGGAATAACTATTTCTGGTGTAACAGAAAATGACATCGTGCATAAATTCATTATTCGTGATGATTACATTTTCCAAAGATTTATGATTTTTAAAAATGGTTTAATCGTTTGTGAAGAAGTATCTAATGGACAAAGAACGTTTCGTTCTAACAGACCTATTTAGCGTATTTTCCTAAATTATTTCGTTTAAGAACATCATCAGGTATATCACAAAGGTTACCAATTTCTATTGAATCATAAGAAACGGACAGGTCCTTGCCTTCTAACAGTTCAAGGATTCTGTCCATTTTCTGTTCGATTCTATCAAGTTGTGAATCTGGTTTTGTTACAACTCTAACTTTATCCGCATTTATCATCATGTCAGTCGCTCTTATTGTTTTATATTCACTCATCAATAACCCCTCCTAATAATATCTTTCATCATATTTCAAAGTACACTCATGACTAGCCCTAACGCTAATCTCCCCAGGTTCCAACATTTCAAAATTCGTTTTCAACCTTACTGCCTGCCGCAAATCTACACCATTGAGCCAAACTTTCCTACCTTCGTATTTGATGATTAAGCTATCTCCCGGGATAAAATCATATTGCAACAACAGATACAGGCCTTTGTTTGTCTCAAACTCAAAGGTACTGACTTTTTCCGTAAAACGAACCTCCACCACCCATGGGGTGGAGACTTGTCCGGTTATCTTGAATGTTTGAAAAGAGTTAGTGACAGATAATGTATGCCCTGTCCCCACTTTAAACGGTGACTGACATATAAAATTAATTGTCCCCTTCATTACTTTATGATTGTCTTGCAAATCAATGGATTTTAATCGAGCCAAATAATAGTATCCGGGATAATGTGTAAATTCCAGTTTCTTATCATCTTCTGTAAATAACCATTCAGCTAAATCTTTTTTTATATAATCCAGCCCCCTGCCGTCATCAACTATAGTGACGGGAACTGGTATTGGTAATTCTTTAATACGCCGCTTTTTAATCCTCACACCATAGTCTTTTAGGTCTTGATATTTATACTCAATTTCAGAAATTGTAGGTAAGGTGAATGAGTGATCCACGGTTAAATAGTCTTTTTTTACGCTATTAAATATCATTCAAGATCACCCTCGGATGCCTTCTCAGGCGGTTATTAGATCTACTTTGAAACTTTGTGACATCGTCAACTATTGCCCTTGCTACTTCTTTACCATTGATAATGATAGGTATTTCGGCGGGAACAGGTTCATGATATTGATCACTTCTAACTTCTCTAATTTGTACCTGTTGTGCGTTCGCCTTTGCCGCTTCCCTTGCATACTTCATCGATACATCGTGCGGGATAACCTGTGCGCCATTAGGTAGATTAACTAATTCACCGCGACCGCCTTCGTTCATTACCGCAAAACCGCCTTGCCAATCGTCCGTACCGCGAGCAAGGTAGGGGATTTTACCAATGCTTACACCCGGTATTTTGTTAATTAATCCTACAGCCGCATTAATTCCGCCAATCACGTTGTTAATAAACCCTTTAACTTGTCCAACTAACTTCTGGACAGCACCTGAAATTCCTGAAAATACCCCACTAACAAAACCGGTCAAACCAGACCATGCTCCACGGATGGCATTAAAAACTCCAGTGATAGTATTTGAAACACCATTCATGATTCGTGAAATAATCCCGCTTATGGCATTGAACACTCCGCTTACAACTCCAGACAATCCACTTATGATTGTCCCTATTGACGTAAAAATTTTACCAGTGAATACCATTATTCCTTGCCATACACTTGAAATTACCTGCGTTACCGTGTCAAATACTCCAGTGACTACCGTAACGATTGGTCTGATTGCTGCAAAGATACTTGTCATAATGCCTGCAACGAAAGTGACAATTGGCGCGATAATGGATATGATTGTAGAAATAACCATACTTATAAATCCGATGATCGGAGTAACAACTTGAATAATATTAGTCACTACATGAATCACGGTTTGTATGATGCTACTGATTATAGGTAAAAGCGCTTGAATTGCCGCTCCGATTGCCTGAACAATCGCAATAAATGCCGGCGCCACAGCAGTTACGATATTCATAACTGTTTGAATAATCATTGACAGTGCAGGAATTAACGCTGTTGCAAGATTAGCGATTAATGGAATAATAACTGCTAAAATTCCTGCAACTTGTTGGACCACCATCATTATGATTGGAACTAGATTATTAAACAAATTCGCTACGATTGGTAAAATCGTTACAAGGGTAGACGCTAAAATAGATCCTAATTGGACGATTACTGGTATGAACGAAGCAAAAGTATTCATTACAATTGGTATAATCGAACTTGCTAACTGCCCAATCATAGTTCCAATTGTTTCTATCACAGGGATAATCCCGGATAAAATTTGTTGGAACGCTGCTACAATTTGTGGTCCAAAATTTTGAAATAACGCTATAACGGTTTTTATAATCGGGTTAAGTCCTATGAAAATTGTCGCTAACTGGAGACCAAACCCACTTCCTACACCGCCAGCTGAGTTAAAACCACTCATAATACTGGAAAAGAATGCGGTAAATACAGGTAAGATTGCTTGAACAATCCCTTTTACCGTTTCTATCACGTTTGAAATCTTTTCCCCTATCGAACTAAATACAGACATCACATTACTTCTAAATGCTTCATTCGTAGCCATTTGATAGCCAAATACTGCTGCCAATCCAGTGATTGCAGCAATAACCAATCCAATCGGGCTTATTAAAAAGCCAAACGCTGTTACAAGTCCACCAAGTCCAATTGACATGACACCTAGAACGGTTAATACAGGACCGGCTAATGCGGCTATTCCAGCTGCCATGGCGATTATTTTCTTAGTGCCATCATCAAGAC